GCTTTGGAGTTGGGTTCAGCCAGAACCTTCTCCAAGCAACGATAGTAGACGGCGTTTGTTCCACAAGTGAAACAGGCCGCAGAAAGCACATCCGAGACGTCCACCCACGCCTCGTGACCACCCTTGAGAAGAGCCGCCAAAACAGCCCTCTCCGCTGCCGGATCTTGATTCATCTCCCCCTCCTCAGACAACCAGCACAAACCACCCCAGAATCAATGTCTCGCCGCATCGAAGCCTGCACCGCAGTCACCTGATGGGTCTTGTTGCACTTTGGGCAGACAACATCGACCATCCTCAGGTTTTGGGACGGAGGCCTGCGGGCTGCCGGACGAATCTTCTTGTTCAGCTTCTTGTCTGTCGCAATGTGTACCTTCTCCAGAGACAAGTCGTCCTTGAACTGATTCGTTGACGCGGGGGCGGGTTGTTCCACCACCTTTGCCGTCTTCTTGGCCTTGGTCGCCTTCTTTGGTTCAGGCGCGGGTTCGGTCGTGGCCCCGCCAGCCATCTGCGAAGCCACCTGGGCAACCGTCGCCCAGTCTTCGGAAGCCATGGCCATCGCCATCTTTTTCAAAAGCTCCTTGTCGCTCATTGCTGTCTCCGTTTGGTTGCGGCCAAAGATGCAAACATATCGGCTACTTTTTCAAGCCGAAGTGACAAATAATCAATCCTTTCCAGCCGACAAGAAAGAGAGACCTCTTGCTTCTTCATGTTGGCGGCAAAGTCGTCTTCCTGAATGGCCAACGCCCTTCTCTCGTCCGGGGAGTTGTATCTGTAGTTCGCCGTTTTGTTGGCAATACACTTGAGGATGGCTTCATTGCAATAGCGAATCTTTGCGCGCAGTTTGTTGCAGGCCTTGGCCACATGGAAGGCCAGGCACGTCAACATGACAGCGGCCTCGTTGCATTCCTCGGCAGACATGGCGTTCAGCTCATGCTGGGTGGCGTTGATGTACCGCATCGCCCCCGTATCATTGCCGGGAAGAACCAGCTTCTCGTAATTGTCCAGCATCTCATCGGCAGACTGGGAAGCAGACTTCACTCCCTCAACCTCTTCTCCCATTGCTCATCCTCCTCGTTGTAAGGCAACTCAATCACCTGGATGCCATTCAGAAGGCACCACTCAATTTTCTTCTGGTCTCTGGCTTTGGATTCCAAGAACCCCATCAGGGTGCCGTGGAAGTGGGCCACAAAACGATAGTGCTGTTCGCCGTGCGCCTCAACCACCAAGTTGCGGAGGGGGAGGTAGAAGTCCACCCGAAGGCCGTTTGACCCGGGCAGACCCACCTCCTCCATGATCCGGTCGACAGGATAAATCTTCCGCAGCAGGGATCTGACCCGACCATGCAGGCCAGAACGGGCCGGGGCTGTTTCGGCCCCGGAGTGCGACCTCCCCGTGAAGGACCAAGTGTAGGTCCTCCCATCAAGGCCTTTCACTTTCATGACGGGCGCAGCATGGCGTTGATTTCGGACTCCAGGGCGGCAATCCACGAGGGGTTGTCCTGAAGCAGCTTGTACAGCTTTTCGGCCCCCTGAGTCTTGACCCTTTTGACCGCCTCATCGTTCCACTTGTCGACGCCCATCAGGTCTAGGTGTCGCTCCATGTAATCGAGGCTCATCCACGCCCCGGCCTTGCCGATCAGACCAAGCTGGGCGCCCAAGTTGATGGCCTCATAGACATGGTCGATACCGATGCCGTAGCGGATGTAGCTGTCGACTTCCATCTGGGGCGGGCCAAGAGCACAAGACTCGATCAACCAGTGAACCTGTTGGCCGATCTGCTTTTCATTGCCTCCCGACCCGACCTTCCAGGCGCGGTCAAATTTGACACGCATCTGAACATCGGCCTGGTATTGCAGGGTGCGACTGCCCTTTTCCACAAAGCCGCCGTACATACCCTGCGACTGTGTCAGATGCAGGATCGCCCAGACAAAGCAGTTGCGGACTGGGACGACATTGGAGGCTTGTCGACAGAAACCGGCGAAGATCTTGTTGCCAGCACCACGATTCTCGTAGCCGACACCTTCATCCATTTCCTTCTCGTCGCACAAGGCCGAGACGGAATCGATGATGACCAGACAGCCGGGGTCGGTGTTGATGCACTTCATCGCCAGGGTCAGGTAGTCCTTGGCGGTGAGGATGCGTTCGGGGGTGGACCGGAAGATGGTGAACTTGTCCAGGTTCAGGCCTGCGGTCCCCTTCAGGTTCATCTCCTTGAGACGACCCTCGATATTCAAGTAGTAAACATGGCGACCACCGTATTCCGGCTTCTGGCATTGGGCGGCGAAGGACAAGGCCGTCGATGTGTTGTGGGTGACGATGAAGTGATCGGTCAGATAAAGCCCGTCCTCACGGTCAACCTTGATGCAAACCGAATGCTCATCCCGCACATAATCGACGGCGACAATCCTGCGGGTCATGTTGGTCGTGCGCTTCTGGCAACGATTCTTCTTGCGGGGCAGGCGGAAAATCGAAGACATGTCGACCATACGAATATGGCAACGATAAAACCTGAAAAGCTTGCCGTTGAAAATGCGCCGTGAAGCCCTGACCGAACACAGCCCGCCTAACGATTGCACCAACCACTTGACCTGATCAGCCAAACGCTGGGATACGGTGGTAAACTCTGCTGCGCCTGTTTTGTCGACGGTGCCGTCGGTGTCCATCAGGCCCTGCAAAACAGCCTGGCGCACCTCGACGGAATTGTACAGGTAGCAGTCGGGCACATGCTTGGTGTGGGAATTCCTGCCGATGAGGCCCAAACGCTTGAGGGCTGTCTTAAGTTGCTTGGCCCCGGTCAGCCGGTAATCATAATTGTTGGCTTTGACCGCAGAGATCTCGCAGCCAGTATGGTCCGCCACGGCCACGGCCAGTTCACGATCAGCAGCAGAAAAACACAACTGCTTTTCGCCCATCGACCCATTGCCCAGCATGAGTCCGACGACATAAGGATGCACAGGCACGGGACGAGGACGGAACGAGACAGCACTAGTCAAACGGACATGCCACTTGGGCCTCTGCCCCCAGCGATTGCTCTTCTCCTTGTAGTACAGATCATCCTTGAATTCCTTGAGTGGTATGACCTCGGTGTTCTTGCGAAGTCTTGCGGAAACCTCCCAAAGGTGTTCCAAGCCGCACTCGGCCGTATCGCCGTTGTCAAAGGTGACCCTGTAAACCGGCTTGATGCCCTGGGGAAAAACGCCAACGACATTCGCCGTACCACCATCCGGATGGCAGATGACATCGCCAATCTCTATGTCGCCAATCTTGCGGGGGCCGCTCGGCGTGTAGACTGTCGCAGAAACAGGCTGCTCTTTTCCGGTCTTCGGCTGGCCCGAACAGGTGATCCAAGATCCCTCGGGGATGCCGCCATGCAGACCCACATTCAATGCGGGGCCGACCGGCACGACCATCTTCCTGGAGCTTTCTTCCTCAAGCATGTCGCGAGCAGAGACAGCCACCCCTTCGCCGTACTGCTTGACCAATTCCTTCTGCAACTGCGTGTCGTGGGTTTCCTGCTTGCTCTTACTCACGCTCAAAATCCTCCAATTTACTACGCAAAGAACGACGGGGAGCAAAATCTGGTCTTGGCTTTTCTGTGTCGGCGGTTGGTTCGGGCGGGGGCGGTGGTGGCGGGGCAGCAGCTAAACTGGCTATTTCCGCATCGTATTTTTCCTGCTCGCGAACTAGCACATCCTTGAAAAAAGGAGCACCGAAAGAAAATACCTTTTTGCCCTCCGGTGAACGGATGGCCCTGGAAATCACAGAGGGATGATGTTTTTCCAAAAGCTTGAGAGCCAACCGAAGCTGGAGCAGAAATGTCTTCTTCCAGCGTGGCAACTCCCAGAATTTGGCTGGTAAAGAAGTCTTCTCTTTGGCTGCTTGCCGTTCGCACATCACCTCGGCGAGGATTTGTTGCGGCGCAACCCATCCACCACCGTAACGGCTTTCGTAACGACTATGCTCGGAAGCTTTCTTTGCCATTTCCCGCCCCTCAGGTGAGAGGATAGGTCGATGGCTAGGATGTTATCAAGGACGAACCGACAGTTTCTGGATCGTGACGATCACGCCGGTCAGAATTCACAACCAAAAGTTCAGGCACAACCACGCTAAAGGTTTGTACAGTTTCCCCATCTTCTTCAAGATGCCCAACAACAAACAGGTTGTACTGTTGAATTTGCGACGACAGCGAAGCGCCCACCCCGGGCCGGAAGAAATATCCCTTCGCATTCGGAGGGCTAACTTCCAGTCGGGAAGACCTGAAGCGCACGCAAACTCTTGTTATCTTTTGTGGTATACTAGCTAGCTTTTCCCAGTCTTCGTTCGTCCCTTCGACGACAGCAAAGCTGCCATCACTCAGTTCGACCAGGAGAAAAGCGCGGTCCAGCGTGACATTGGCCAATACCTGCTCCAATGTCCCCCAAATCATGCCTCACCCCGGTAGAGATCCTTGGCGTAGCGGGTCATGAACTGGTTGCCAGCGCGGTTGGCCTTACCGTGTTCGTCTCCCTCAATGGCGGCAGCCTCGGTCATCACGGTGACGCCTTGGGAGGGGCGACCAAACTTGCCGGGTGACTTGGCCTTCGCTTTCTTGTAGGCGTCGGCAATCTGCTCAGGCTGACAGCCGAGGTCTTCTGCGACTTCGGCCAGGCTCTTCAGGCCCGCCAGAGATTCCAGGTAATAATGCTCGGCCTTGGACAGGGTCTTGGCTTCCACTTTCTTCTTGGCCATGATCAGCTCCTCTGGGCCATGCGCAACATGGCCTGGTTCCCACTTTGCAAAAACTGGACATACTGGTCGAAAGAGGTCTTGTTCACCTCCCGCCAACAAAAGCGCATCTTGCCGGTGTGGCTATCAAACCGCACAAGGTCGTCGTGATGGTGCGTGAGGGGATTGAAGAACAGGCCGGAGTCGATACCGCGAGTGCAGACACGCACTTCGCATTTTTCAAGGCCCGTCTTCTCGTGAATAGTAATACGCGCAACACACCCGTGATTTTCCGGATCGATCGGATTTGCCTTCTTGTCGTAGGAAACGATCTCGATCGGGTTGGCTTTCTGCTCCAGAAACTTCTTGGCCTCGTCAATAATGCGTGCCATTACTTCTCTCCTGGTGCCGTGTAAAAGAGCACATTCTGGCCGTCGGCCTCAAGGTGGGTGACCTGCGTCACCAGGATCGTGTCTTCCGTGTCGGTCTCGCTGGGCTTCTGCGCCCCGGAGTACCTGAACAGCCCCTTCACTTCCTTCTGGAAAGAGGAGTCGCCGCAGTAGCAGCACTTGGCCTTGACCTTCCACTCAAACGGCTGGTCTGGCTGCACCGACCACACATCGACCAGGGGTTTGTTGCAGCTGGAGCATTCCAGGATCACATGGCCACCATCCTGAAAGCCGAACTTGGCTGGGGTTTGCGTGTTCACGACGTTGCGCAGCATTTCATCAGTTCCTCAATGGCCTCGTTCAATCGACGCTCACAAGTCCACCTGTCAACACCCTTCAGGTGAAGGGTCATCCTTTTCTTCTCCACGGGATTGCCAGAGGCCGAGCCGTCCGGCAACCTCTCGTGGACCTCGGAAAAAAGATAGATCACGGCGATGTGTGGATTCGTGGGATCGTTGGGGGTGACAGACATCAGCCTTTCCCTTCCTCGATATACTTCTTGACATTCTTGATTTTCTTGAGGTCGAGAGGCTTGTCTGTGGTGCGCCACCACGGTTTTTTGCCAGGCTCTTTGCCCAGTAGTTGCTGGGCCTTCTTGTTGTCTGCTTCCTGCTTGGCCCCAAGTTCTTCGACCTTGGCCTTCCCAGCAGCCTTGGCGTTGCGTTCACCAAGCTGGCCAATCGTGGTCGCTTCCTGCTGGCAGAAACCAGCCAGCCCGCACCCGATCAAACGCTCAAGTGTTTTCTTCTTGCAGTCTGGGCAGGTCCGCTTGACCTTGTCGTTAAACGACTGATAAAGCTCAAACTCGTAACCGCAGCTATTGCAGCGATAATCGTAGGTTGGCATCAGTAGTCCTCTTCCTCGTCGTCGTAATCGACATCGGCATTGGTGACATCAAGACACCAGCGCGACTCGGTCAGATTGACAGCTTGGCGGGGGAGACTTTCCCGCATCATGTTGCCGTTCAGGTCGGCGTAAGCCAGCACCAGACCATCATCGCTTGAGAACGAGATGACGGTCATCGGAGGCGAGCCGCTGTTCAGGCAGACAACATCCCCAACCTCAAATCCCTGGTTCCGCCCCATCTTCTTCCCCTCGCGTGCGCCAGAAAGTATGGAATTCTTCCGTGTCCAATGTTTCAATAACCGGAGGAGCCTGGGTCGTGGTGGGCGCCTCCGTGGTTGTCGTGGTCGCCACGGGTTCGACCTGGACATCCAGCGAGGTCACCAGGACTTCCTTGCCCTTGAAGGCATCCATCTGCTTGGTAGAGATGACCTTGTAGAACAGGTTGCTCATGCCGTCCTTGGAACGGTCATAGGCCGTGCTCACCCGCTTGCTGGCCTTGAAGTGCTCCATGACATCTTGCGCCAACGGAGGGAAGGTGGCCTCGCGGCGTGCCATGAAAATGCCATTGCGGATGCAGCGGTCAAACATGTCCCCGGTGTGGACATTGGTGCCGGGATATCCGTTGGAATACCCGTTCACCTGGCTGTAGATTTCCATCGGCATGATCTGCACCTCCCCCATCTGGACGAATGCGTCCTCAAGGTGATAGTCAGCATCTTTGCCGGGGATCAGGTCAGGGGAGTGGAAGGCGAAGTAGGCGGCGTCGGTCACCTGCACGCCGACATTGCACAGCCAGCCAGCATTGAGCGCCCTCTCTTCCGCCTGACGGACCACGACGATCTCGTAGTTCAGATCAGGATTCTTGTCGGCAATCTGCTTGGTCAACGCATTGAGGAATCCGCTGATGTCGGCAGACTGGGAGGTCGGGACGATGAAGGCGATCTTGTGCATGGTTACTTCCTCTTCTTGGACTTGTTCTGGATCGACTGGGAGGTGCGGATCGCCCACTCCACACCCGAGGTTCCGCCCCACCCAAGCCACGCCACGATGGCCGGAATGGTCCACGGCTTACTCTTTGCTTCGGGCTTGTTGCGGGCCTTCTCGTAATTGCTCCGATGGCGATTGAAACTGGCCATCCTTTTCACCGTCGACGCTGACAGCTTGGCCCCATTCGCCAAGTCCCTCGCCCGCGCCCAGCCAACAGCGGTCATACCACGACATTCTTTGCCGTACTTCTCTTTCCACTTGAGGACCTTCCGGGCGTTGTTGCGGGCGGATTCAGGAGCGTCATATCCCTCCGAGGCCTTGGTCAGGACATTGAAAATCTCATTCCGGATGGCGTCCAGAGCCTGCTCCACCTTTTCTTCGGGCATCGATTGAACGGGTGGATCGAAGGATTTCACATAGGCTTCGACTTCGG